ATCTACTGGTAGCTCGTTTTCGTGCTGACAGTAGTTGTACCTATTCAGAATTTGTTTTTGTGCTTTATTTAGCTTACGCATCGTAGTAATCATGTAACTTATCTAATACATGTTGTAGATTATTATCAATGAATGTTTCCTTGATGTCCCACATACGCATAGGGCTTCGAATACGCTCATTTACAGTGTCTTTTGTAAGACGTGTCTGATAGACGTATTTAAATCCTAATAACTCCTCTTCTTCGTTAATATTGAGCATCTTAGAGTTTGAAGCTTCGATGTTCTTAAGTGGTAGTTTTTTACACGCAATAACAGTACTGAAGAAGCTCTCAACACCTGTGTTCATTAAAGAACCTTTAACTTTGACCATAGTCTCGTTGACCATCTCTGCTTCATTGAATACGTCAGACGTATGAGCAATGAAGATGATGTTCTTATTAGAGTTGGCTACATTCTGTGCCATCAAGTTCTTTAAGAACTGAGCGTATGAACCCCAAGCTTTCATAGTGTTGCTTGCTGTTAATACTTTCGTACTTTCAAACATATCCATTAGATATGTGAGACTGTCAATAACGATAGTATGAATCTTATCGTTGTCTTGTACTGAGTTAATAGCATCAGGTACGTCTGTAGGGTCAGTAATTGTATATTCCTGAAACTTAGAATTGAAAGGTAACTTCTTGTTGTTTTCACAGTTTAAGTACATTACTCCTTCGGGGTTTTTAATATCAACTAGACTAGCTGATTTACCTGTTGCGGATTTACCGCATAACAATACTAAATTATTGTTCATTATTCAATCTCCTTTTGTATGATTTTTTTCTGAATTGATGGCATTATCTTAGAATGAATTTCTTCAGGACTAATAGGGTCTTTAATTTGATCATTAAAGGCTACTAACATGTTTCTGATAGCATCTTCAGGATAACCGTTATCCATCAACATAAACCCATAACGTACAAGCATTGTAGCTCTGTTACCAATTTCAATTTTTCCTGAGAACCAACGTTCCATATTATTCATGCCTTGAGCATCAAGAATTTTTTGTTCCTGTTCTCTAGCTTTTTTAGTTTGAGGAATAAATAATGTTGCATCAATAAGTTCACCGTCATTGTAATGATGTTGACTTTTATCGTATGACATCCACTTACGTGCAATGTCTTTAGTTGCTGTGTCACAATCAAAAGGTAACCAGTTAAAGACATTCTCCATAAATTTAGAATAGTCTTTAGGGGTTAACTTAAGATAGTGTGACATAGGGAATATGACACGAAATCTATTATGCTCAGTTGTATGTCGCTTAGTTGTTGCAAATAAACATCTGAAATCACTTAAGAGTTCTTTAGCACTGTTTAAACTACACCCACCATCAATATCTAGGATTAGTAAATCAAATCCTGGGATTGCTTTATCACCTGAGCGATAATTACCTATGAAGGTGTGTGCTGTGTAATGCATATCCTTAGCACCTGTTAGCTTATGTAACTGTCCGAAGTCAGTAGTGTTAAGCTCAAAGCCTTCAGTAATATCATTACTGTAAGCTACTTGAATTTTATTAATATTAGTTTCTTTTAATGATTCACCTGATAAAAACTCAATATCATCTACGTAAGTTTTGCGGATAATAATATTATTTTTATACCCCCAAGCTACTGCAAGTTTCAGTAAGTCTTTCTTTTGTGACTCTGAGCCTTTGTAGAAGGGTAGTTCTTCAATTAAATCTACTTGAGTGACCTCTTTACCTATCTCAGCAATATATCGTGCTAAGCGGGCATATGCGCCTTCTTTACAGATAACACGGTTAAAGTGCTCACCTGAGTCTTCACATAGTTGAATAGCACTGTCTAGGTGTATCCTTGTGATTGTTTTACTCCCTTCAACAAATGCGTATGCACCTGCAAGCTTTAATGCTTTGTAATATCTATGAGCTAGTTCAGCTTTTTTAGTATCTTCATGCGCTTTTAGGAATTCTGCTGCTTCTTCACATATGATTTTATATTTAAGCAGGTGGATAGTATCGTCTTTACTTAGTGTAAGTACAGTGTTGAATTTATTTATATCAGCTAAATTAGATATTAGTTTTTCAATACGTTTAATATTTGTATCTACATTTGTGCATGTTAACGCGTTGTATAGCTCTTCAGCTGTTTGACGTTTACTTGTATTTATTGTTGATTCAAAACCAAATAACATTCTTCTGGCATAACCAGTTTCAAGCATTTGTTTAAACTCTTCTTCAGTTTTACTACCGTCTAATAGCTTAGTAGGTGTACCGAATAACATCATGTTAGTGGGCGTTTTACCCATTAACTCTTCACCACGAGTATTCTCTTTAGTGTTTTTAGTTAGTTTTTGTTTAACTTTACCTACATCGTATAATTCTAGGAAAGTATTCAACATTTCTACATTAGCAGTTAAGTTAGAGCCTACTTCATCTAGCTCTAAATTCATAGAACCAGCATTTGCCATTAGCAATTTCTGTCTCATCTGTTTAACAGCTGGTGCTGTGCCACTATCGAAACTGAAAGCTAAAGTACCTAAAGCGTCATACTCCTTTTGTACCAGGTCATTAGCTTGTGTGCTATCTAAGGTAGGGTCAATAGTTTGACGGTTTGATGCAAGTTTAATAATTTGTAAATTACTATAGTGAGGTAATATATGTTGTAAGAATCTAAGTCTAAAGCCTTCAATTACATCTTCTTCCATGATGTTAGTTGAAAAGCCTTTACCTGCTCCTGACGGCATCAAGTTAAGTACATATGTATTAACTGGAATTACCCCACGGTCTCTTGTATCAATGTTTGTACGCATCATAGATGCTACTTTAGAAAAATAATATGCTACTAGTAGTCTAAAGAAATGTCTATTCTGTGACTGAGTTTTAGCAACTAAGATATCGACTACCTCTTCAGATAGTTTGAAATATTTAGAATGTGGCATACTATATTTTAGATATTAGTTGCTTAAGTGGTGTTATGACATTGTCATTAATGAATGCAATGACTACATTTAGAATTTCTTTTAAGTTGTTCACAGTACTAACCTCCCTTGGTTTATTAGACTTTGTGCTTGGTCGCATACTTCTACAACTTCACAGTATCTGCATGCTTTGGCCTCTCCTGGTACAGTTTTGATAGTACCAATACCTTCAGTAGCTAATCTAACGTTAGCTTCATCTAAACTATCAAAATTCTTAGTTGCTCGTTGAGCATCAGGATTTTTAAAGTATTTATATTTTGTTGCTGATTCCCATAATTCTTCAGAGGTACATTGAGGTAATTGTTCTTGGGGTTTATCTAATAGACTTGTTACATCCTGTAGCTTGTCTTTAATGTAATTCTCTGTCCGGTCTGTTGACCATAGTGGGTAATCCCTAGTTAAAACTCTTGATTGAGGATATTTAGAATCTCTAGCAGCATTAGCTGCTGACCAATCTGTAAAGATAAACTGGATGCTTACTTTATTGTCAGTAATCCTATCTGGAGCTAACCACTTATATATACTACCTTGTTGGGTGTATTTCATAGCGTTAGAGTCGTAGATGTAAGTCCATACAGATGTACTCTTGTAGTCTGATAGCGTACCATCTAGTACAAGGTCATACTTTCCAGAAATGATGTAATCACCCACTGTCGTTTCATGACGTTGTTCTACATAGACTGCTACCTCTGAGTCTTTAACAGGCTTGTCAGGGTTAATAATAAATATCTTATCAAGATTAGACGTTCCCATAGCTTTTAAAGCTTTAGATATATTACCTCTTTCTAGCCAAGCTTCTTCAGCAATAGCGTGAATAGCCGAGCCCATACGAGCACTAACTAAATCTGTAATATCTACTTCTTTATTAATATCATTATATTGATATTTTAAAACTAATGCTCTAATAGGTTTAAGTAACGATGTAGCACTAATTACATTAGGTCTATCATCATAGTCATAGTCATCATGCATTAACCATACGGCTAATGGCAAGCTAACATTAGCTTTGTTGGTGTATTTAAAAGACATTATTTAATCTAAAGTAGATTCAAATTCTAAAACATGACTTCCATATTCTTCTTCTGACATAATACCTCTTTCAAGTGCCTCTTCAATAGCCTCTTCCATAGTATCTTTCTGCTCTAATGAAGCTAATGCTATATAATCAGCATGACATAATTCAGGGGTTATCATTAAAACTTTATAACCTGTAGAAAATTTCATAATTGTAAAATGTCCATCAGATTCTGTATTTTTATCTGTAGCTTTAGTTAGTTTATCAATTGCTTTATTTAGTTGCATAATTACCCTCCCAGGTTATTTAGTATTTCTGTTATTTCCTCAAGGCTTGTGCCATTAGGTATTTTTGTTTGTTTATCCCAAGACTTACCTATTTCTAGATCAGCCCCCATCAAAACATCTTTCGAGCGAATGCTCGGATGAGCATTCCACTGCATTTCTTTAATCAGAGTATCGTTTA